CATAAGGTTTAAAAATGAATGACTTCACTAAAGATGAGCTTGAAGAAATTAAAAGCTGTCTAAAGTATATGATTAAGGGAGGGGTGACCCCTCATTCATGCGTTACATTAGCGGCAAAAAAGAAAATACAATTCATGATTGATAATTTACAGAAAAAACAAAAATGCAACCATGTATGGCATAAAGTCAATACAAGCCTAAACCATGAACCGCCATGGACTCATATATGCTATATATGTATTACCTGCGATAAAACTACAAAACCGGAAATAAAGAAGGGTAATATCAAAATGAAATGGTATTCCACCAAAGAATTTAGGCCTTGCAATACAGGAGATCAAGTAATATTTAGAACATATTCTGGATTTATACATGGAGGTTTTTTGGATTTTCTAAAAGAAAAAGGATGTTTTTTTGAATCCCATGCTGGCGATCGATATTTCTTCGATGAAGCATCTCATTTTTTCATCCCTGAGCCAATAAAAAATGATTGATTTTACGAAAGAAGAACTCTCACTTTGTTACAGAGCCATTGAATACATGCTTTATAAAGAAATTTGGTTTCAACCAGAAACAAGCGACGTACTCCATAAACTCCAATCCATGATTGATAGTTATTGCAAGCATGAAGAATTCGAGGTCGATCATAATTACGAAGCACAGAAATGCAAACAATGCTCCCAGATATTTATTGGGTAATTATTAGGTCTGGTTTTTATTATAATCAGACTTATTGACCATTAATTAATGTAATTAATTGATTTATCTAGATTAAATGACTTTCAATAGTAAAATCATAATCGCACATAATTTGCACTAACAATTTGATTTAAATTTATACTATATTTTAGTATAAATTGATATCTTTTATTACATAATTAAGACAAATAGTTTAAAATGTAGTGTTTTGCGTCTTCTTGTCCCCAAACCGCTGCTGCCACGTAGCCCAAGTTACTTTTACGTTCTAGGAAGTCTATTTGGTGTTGGGTAAGTCTTCCTTTTTTTGTCTTTAACTCTAACCACAATCCAGATTTTCCGTTTTTTGGCACCGCTAAAAACAAATCTGCTACTCCAGCTTTTACTCCCATGCTTTTTAGAAGCTTACCTTGGTACCAGCTACATTTTCTTTGGTTGGCAAAATGATGCATATCTTGCTTTAGATCTGGAAAAGTTTTTTCAAACCATTTGATTATACATATTTGATCAAAATCTTCTTCTGTCATTATTTCCCTTCGCTTATCATGAGGGCAATATCCGTGGCCCTTTGTCCAACTTGTTTAGCCCACTTACTGTTTAAAGCTTCCTTTGCTGCTGTGGTGTAATCTTTATTTATTAGGGCTCTTATCATTTTTGTAAAGTCTAATATTTTCGATAATCCTAAATTGAAGCACATGTTAGCTAATGCCATTTGTACGTTTTCCGGTTGCATTAAATACCACGTGTATCCTTCAAGTTCTTTTATAGTTCTTGTAAGATCATTTCCAAACATAAAATAAGCTTCTGTAGTGGATATTCCGTTGTCAGATAGGTTTCTACCTATTCCTATCGTTAGTTTTCCAGCAGTGTCTGTGTATGGTTTAAGACGCAACCCTTCGTATTTTAGTAGTATTTTTTTTAAATCGTCTATCATGTGTTTTTCTCACAATAATCTTCATTGTAGGATTTAGCACCAAATCTTCTGACTGCATAGTACATAAGGTAAGCTCGCCATTTAGGTGTCCCTTCTGCAATCAGCATGTGAAAGAAAATTAAATCTATTTGTTTTCTGTCATAGTCACAGGTCATTCTATAAAACCAGTCGTGCACTATAGAAGGTGCCATCAAAGCAGAATGGGCAGGCGACATAAAAGACCAAATTGGCCTTGGAATTGACGCCAGATCTGTTTTAAATCCCTTAGGGATAATGTGGCGTACTCCATTAACTGAAAATATAATATTTTTACATGTTTGGTAATTATATTTCTCATAAGGCTCTATACAAGCTGGTGTGTAAAACATTGTGTGGATGCCTGACGCATGACAACCACACAATGAAAACATTATACTAATAAAAAAATAACGTTTCATAAATCCCTAAACTATACAGTGGGTATTATGCGATACCAGAGATTCGCAACCATAGCGCTATTGCCTGTAGTAAAGGCACCTGTGATATTGCTTAAGTAGAGCCCTTTATTAACAGTTGTAGTGAATGGCAGTGAAACAACTCCTGCATTCATAGTAAACGACGTGCTAGCCGCTGCTTGGAAAGTAGCAGCAGATAAAGTAGTCGATGCAATTACGCCTGCCCCATTTATAGTTGAGTCATATTGCACGGCAGCCACACCACCAGCAGCATAGGCGGCTGAGTTGTAGGTCATTACTAATTGCAATTGGTCTAACACTATAAGTGTATTAGCGCCACCTGCCGCTAGTAATAGTTTAGGAGCAGCATACATACCATTAAATTCAGCTGCCGAAATAGCAACAGATGCATATTTCCTGACCAATGGAGACATCATAGAAGAAAGAACTTTATTAGCCCCAATCGCTGTTACCCCAGCATTAGTTATAGTTACATCTCCGGAGGGCGTTACTCCTGTGGCTAAGTTGCTAGCATTACCCACAAAAATATTACCATTTGTTAATGTATTACTTAAACCACCGGCCGCAGGGTTGGCTACAAATGTAGCATTGGTTGCATCGTATTTGAAGAAATTAACTAAAAAGCTAGGTGCATAAGAAATTAAGACAACATCAGTATCTAGCCATTGAAATTCACCGTTGTTTAATAGCTCGATTTGAGCGGCAATAGCAGCGCCTGTTAAATAGCCTGCTGTAGTAATAGTAGCTAGGTTGTCGTCTGTAACAATAGCAACGATGTTAGGGTCGCCAACGAAATAGCGCCCAATAGCAGTAATAGACATTAGTGTAGCTCCTTGTTATTAATATTAAAGTCCAATATATTTATTTGCCATTTATTTGATTATTCAGTTTTATTTTTCTTAATCTATCTACATCATCCATGCCTATTAGATCTTCTGTATATCCTGTTGCGGAAATACGATTACCAAAAGCATTTTTTTCTATCCTACCTACTTTTGCATTGAATCCATCTTTATTAGAAGAAGAGTAATTGCTTTTCTGGGGGTATGTGTTGCTTCTATCCATTTTTTTCTCCTTTTTTCATGCCACGCAAAGTCTCAGCAAGACGCGCACGCTGTCCTAATTTTCCTGGTGCTTTCGCAGCTTTTTCTAATTTTTTTTCTGGAATATCTTTCCCGGGTTTAACCCCTAATTCTTTTCTTAATGCCCCTGGTTTTTTTATAGCCCCTTTAATCCAATTGCCCTTTTCAGCCATTTAAGTTCCTTTTTATATTAAGCAATCATATCCATTTGGCTATAGTGATTCACGAACATACATCCCTGGTTTTCTTGGATGACAATATAATTATTAGGCTTAGCCTCATTAGATCGGCATCTTATACGTAATGTTGCGTATAAAACATCATAATTACTGTCTGCAAACCAAGCTGCCATTTTTGAAAAACGTCCGTAGTGCTCATCAGGAACGATGTTCCATCCATTAATAGCAGATTGGTATATTCCATTAACAGGCTCTTGGCCGTCTGACATTTGCGATAATGTTTTTATTTCTACTATTTGCGCAAGTTCAACATTATAATTTAAATCATTCCTGCCTTGACCTTCTCCAAACACTTGAATTAAGTCACCTGCTTTAATATTTTGCATAGACGTGTAATATATTGTTCTCCACTCGCTTCCTTTTCCCAGGGTCACTGGAACACTTCCAAATTGTATTAAATCTGCTTTTTTTGAATCCTTCAAAATAAAAGACATCTTAACTTCCTTGCTATTTTTATAATAAAATTTCTTGTCCACTTCTATATGTAAAAACTGGAGCGCCTACAGTATTAGCTGTTCTAAGTCTGCAATAATAAGCTGCCGGAACAAATCCACTGAGAGTTCCTGTTGCATTTTGTGTAAGATTAAGTCCTATGGTTAATGTACCCGTGTTACCATTGACTGACCTACCTAATTCTTGCAGATTAGTAGTAAATCCTGAGTCTGAAGCTATTTCTAAAAATACCGTTCCTGTTTGTCCTGTTACGAGACTAATAGTGCAAGATATGTCAACACTATAGTTAATAAGAGCATCTCTTGTAGTGCTTAGTTGAAAACCTGTATTCAATGAGCGACTAGCGCTAGATTGATTTCTGGTCATATTTGGCTTATTGTTGATAAAGCTTGGGTTGCTTGAGCTAGCTTGATTCCAATCTGCTTGGACTTGTAATGCAGCCAACTGATCGCTTCTAGGTACCTTATGCCAAACCAAGGCATTTTGATTGCTATTGTTATTACATATATAAAGATCACCCGTACTATTATCTAAATAAAATTGCCCCAGTTCTATGGGAACAAGAGACGACAAATAAGATGCTGCTGGCGCTCCCGCATCTTGATAATATCCTGGAATTGAGGGGGTAACTGAAATCATTTTAATGTCCTTATTATGAATTATCTAACTCTTCTAGCAGTTATAGTTCCATACAGCGTTAAAGTTCCTGTCCCTACTGTTGATCCACCCAAATACACAGTAGTTGTTCCCGATAAAGATGCACGAAAGAAAGGTGCGCCTGCTCCATATGCAGAACCTCCGCTTCCACTGATTTCATTGTAACCAGGAATAGTGGGTAATGTAGTTGAAGTAGTACTTATCCAAGCTCTTAAATCTGTACTGGTTACGGTTCCTCCACCAAATACATTTCCATAAACATCCCAGTCTCCGGCTGTCAAGTTTATTGATGATACATTAGTAGCAACACCAGATGATACAACTGTACCGGCAGTATTGCTTGCAGTCATCACTTCGCCAACACTTCCTGCGGCAGCGTTATTATTAGTCGTAGTTCCTACAATCCCCGTAGTGCTGCTAAAAGTGATACTTGGGACACTATTTATTGCAGTTCCCGTCATCAATACCGTTCCATCGGCGTCTGGAAATGTTACTGTTCTAGTAGCGGATGTATTAGAAAAACTAAAATTTGTCCGATGCTGCTGTGCAGTTCCGCTAAAAATGCTTATAGGAATTGCAGTGGCATTCGTAGCAATTTGGAAAATACCCGCACCCTTAAGGCTCATTAAAATACCAATGTCAGTATCCGTTCCCGTAGGCTGTAAATAAGGGGAACTACCCGCTGCTCTATTAAAAACAGTCAAATAGTTAACCGCAGAAGCCGTTGTGCCGATTGCTAAAGCATTCACTGCATTTGAATCAACAACGGTAGGCGTTTGAATTGCAGGGGATGTTCCAAAAACTAAGGCCCCACTCCCTGTCTCATTGGTTACGGCTGCCGCTAAATTTGCACTAGAAGGGGTTGCCAAAAATGTTGCAACGCCTGTTCCAAGACCTGATAATTGGGCCGTTGGAAATGCTGTACAGTTAGATAAATTCCCAGCAGAAGGGGTTCCTAGCGCAGGAGTTGTAAGGGTAAGGTTTGTTGCAGCCAATCCAGATGGCAACGTTGAGCTAATACTAGGAACGGCTGAACCACTAGTTACTAACACTCCGTTATTAGCCGTAGAAAGACCACTTACCACATTCCCAGTTGCTGAATAATAAGCTAATTGATTTATTGTTCCCGGAGTCACACCACCTCCAGCATCCACAACATAGCTTACATTCCAAGAGGCCGCCGTAGTGCCTGAATTTAATATGGAAGTAAAAATACCACTCGTATTAGCCGCGAGTATTTGGACTGCATTTCCTCCGGACGAGTTAACTGTTACAGCTCCGGTGGAATTATTTAAAATATAAAACTGAGTTCCTACAGCCAAGGTAGAGGCCACGGGCAATGTTACCGTTTGTGTAGTAACCCCTGTAAATTCTTGGGTGTGCGCGCTTGCCACTGTTAATATTGTGTTCCCCGCAGCCGTCACAGTAGTAGCAAATGCCGATAAAAAATTATTAGCAGATAAATTGCTATTTGCATCCCAACCTGCAAACGAAGAGGCAATTGGTGCTATGGTAACGCTTGATACATTAGTTCCTCCGCGGGAAACTGCTAAGGTTCCAGCCCATCCAGCGGTTATAGATGAAGCCTGTAGAAGCGCCGTAGCTGGCGTTCCTCCTAGTGTTAAGGTCACGTTTGTGTCATTTACGCGTGTTAATGCGGCTGGTGTAATAGCGGGTATATCTGAGGTAAAGGCTACCGTTCCTGATGCATCAGGGAACGTTACGGTTCTTGTATTGGCAGTATTTGCAAAATTAAAATTTGTCTCATGCTGAATAGCAGTGCCTGTTTTAAAACTAACAGGCTGAGTTGTGCTTGCACTATTTAAACGAACAATTCCTGTTCCCTTTGACATTAGTCCTATGTCTATATTTGTATCTGAACCAAACGAAGTCAACGCAGGATTGACGCCTGTAGCTCCATTGCTTATTTGCAATTGATTAACTGACGTAGCCTGAGGATTAAACCTTAGCATGATATTGCCATTGCTATCGAGCAACCCGTTATTACTATTATATTGAACAGTGTTCGCTTGAAATGCGCTTCCTGTTGCAATATCTTGCGGCAAGCTGAGTGTGACTGCTCCTGTAGGCGATGACGCTATAACCTGATTTGTTGTACCTGTGATGCTTGTTACACCACCTGCAACTAAAGCATCTACATAGGTCTTATTAGTTAAATCTATTCCAGCCACAGGAGCTGCTACTACTGATCCAGAGGTAAGTGCTGCTGTTGAGGCCGTTATTGTAGCGCCGGGTATGGATAATCCACTAGGTAATGTTGTGCTTAACGAAGGAACTCCACTTCCATTCGTAACTAATACAGCATTAGAGTTTCCATTAATCGCAGAAATAGCAGTACCAGTAGCCGCATAATAAGCCAAATCATTGGCCAATCCTGGATTTACGGTACCAGTGCCTGTTCCGGATAATTGCACCCACGTTGCAGTAGTGGGATCGTAATATTCATATACTTCTAGAGTGGTGTTGAGTCGCAATCTATAATACATGCTTGCAGCAGGGACTGGTCTATCTCCTGTAGTTCCGGGTGCAATAAATGTCCATGGATTATTAAATCTTGCATTTGCAGCAGCCTCAAGACCTACGGTTATGTTATCGTTTTGTAAGTCGCCTCCATCAGCAAATTCACTAAATTTAATAGTATCTACCATTGCGCTACCTTAAGGTAATGAACGTAAAGAAATACCTAGATATGCAGTGGCATCTGGCGTTATACAATGCACAACATCTCCCCCTTTAAGATAACGCTGACTACCATCACCTCCAGGCCTAAATTCTGTAAATTGCTGGACACCTACAGTTCCTCCAGCAGGTATAGTAGGTGTTCCGTTCAACCTAACAAATATATTAGAAGTGTCAATGTAGCCGAATCTGGCTGAATATTTATTAGTAATTGTTCCAGGAACCGTGAATGTTTGTTCCACATTTGCGCCCAAAGCAAACTGAGCGCATACATCACTAAACGGAACTGTTTCATCGTAGTTACTGTTATAAAGAATAGCCATGCATTAACTCCATGTTTTATATTCCAAGACGCGCATCTGCGCCGTAATGAAATAAAATATATCCGTCTGTTGCTTGATTTGTAGAGGAAACAGTATAAATAGCTGCTGCTGAATTTGCTCTATACCAAACTGCTTTTGTTCCTAAATCGGTTTGAACAAAATTAGAGGTTGCAATATTAGCTGGCGTTCCACCTACGGAACCCCCCGCTATCCTTAAATTTCCTACCACATTGCTAATTGTTCCATCGGTAGAGTACAAATCAACCGTAGGAGTCTTACATTTAACATTTAAAAATTCTATTCCAAAGGAGTTAATATAAAATTCTACATTCGACCCAACTACCTTTGCGGTCTGTAATCTTAATAAAGCACTTGAAGAATCTGCCGCGGTTAAAAGAACTCCATCTTGTTTTGATTTTTCATAATAAAACTGGCATCTACTTAAAGTTTCATCATAAGTTATCGGGTTGGTATCTATAGCAAATTCATTCGGAACTAAAGATATCGTGTCAAACGCAATAGAGTCGAATGGGCCTGTGTTATTCATGTTATTCGTTGTATAAATTACGATACCTAAAGTTTGCGCAGCTGCACTATCTGTCGGCATCTGAAATCCATTGAAAGGATAAGCTGTGAAAGCCTGGTTTCCTTCTATAGGGTCAAATGATGTTGATAATTGATAGGTTGGGTCATTTACGGGAATTATAGCTGTCCATCCCGCGGCGAAAACTGGATCAGTACCAGGCCCTCCCCATGAAGCAATCGGCTCTGTACTGCTAATAGTAGGAGGTAGACTTATTCTGTAAATTAATCTGGCTTTTATTCCTATTACAGTTCCAGCAGCAGTATATAGTTTTGCCCTTACTAATGAGGACATTAAATAAGACCAATATTGACGTATAGTCTGAGGGGCTACATATTGAATTAAGGCAAATTGATTGCTAGCAGTGGCATTTGATTGAATAGCAAGATTCTGTCTTACCCCTGAAACCAAAGAAGATTTTCCGGTATTAACCGCTCCAGCAGCTCCTGTCGTATATATAATAGTTTGGTCTGCTATATACTGACATTTACTTGTAGTAGCTGTAACTGTTGTTGTTTTGAATTGAAAAGGGTTTAAAGCAAAATTCCAAGCTGTTAGAACGCTGTCCTTGGGCTGTATTAGCAGAGAATATTTGAAGTTATGAAAAGTATGGTCTATCTGCCTTTCTACAGTAGTTTGTTCATATTCTACCGTAGGTTGTTCTGTTTGTGGATTTTGAGATATTAGCTGAAAGCTAGTGACATATATATCTACTACAACCGGTAAAGACAGCAAATAATCTATGTAAGCATCAGGCGGGGTATCTGTGTTAGTCGATGCATCAAGCAGCCCATAGCCTAAATATTCGTTAAAGTTAGAATCTATAGCCGTAGCAGATAATACTTCTTTTAATTCAGTCCCCTGTGAGTCAAACAATGCCGCTGAAATTGTATTCGGAGCACCTTCGATCCTGGCTGTTATAGATGAAGAAACTATTTTATTAGCCCATAACATGCCATTTTGATTAAATCTTTGTCTTAGGTCGGCAGTTGACCATCCTCCGGTTAAAATAATTTGTAATGCATAAGGTGCATTTGTAGGATTAGGTGTTGTGCTATTTAATGGAACCTGGTTAAGAGTAACGCTACCTGTTCCTGTTAATACAAGCTCCCATCCTGGGCCTACTTGAATTGGATCTGGATTAGTTACACTTGTTTTAACTAAAGTTTGATCAAAATAAACATCAGCAAATTGTGGATTGGTTATTTGATTATCAGAAGAAAGCCCTATCCCTTCAACAGGAATATTGCCTCCACTTCCTCCTGGCATATAATCTTCTACTAAATAAATCAGTGGATCTGATTGCGTAGGGCCATGCCTAAATTCTAATCTATAAACTTCATCGGATTGAAAATAAATATCTATAGGTAATGTTCCATTACCTAAAAATTGAATAGGGTTATTCCAAGGAAAAGTTCCATCTGGATAATGCCAGACAGTCGCGGGTAAATACGGTAAGTCATTTTGCAAAACAAATAAGTAAAAAGTATCATCAAATGGGTTAGCATCTAAGTCAACTTCAAACCAAATAGGATTTGACCCGCGTACAAACGCCATACTATGTCCTTATATTACACACGCCACTGTAGTCCTTGCTTCAGCTAAAGTATTGTATCAAAATTGCCACTTTTTTTCCAGTTTATCACGAAATTTATAAAGATTTATGCGTATTCTAAAAGCAGAAGACGAAATCATCCCTCAAAACATCTCCTGTTACTTGAATCTCTCATCATCTTTATAGATTATAAGACCATCCCATTTTTTCTACTTGAGCGCCTTTTAATCCATAGTCATTTTTAATCAATGTCACATCTGGGTTGTTATCTAAAATACTTCCAAGATAAAATTTTCGCATAAAACTTTTTCCTCTTCTTACAATATACCCTTTTGCTTCTAGGGAATTTAAAGCTCTCGAAATTGTTCTAACGGAAAAATGAGTTGACTTAGATAAAGTTTCATTCATGTCGTTGCATTTATCCTTTATATAAAAGGAGTTATAGATATGAAGCCCTATGGTTTTCTCAGTAAGTGTTAGATCTTTCGAGTGAAGAACAAAGAAGGGAAGTGGGTAACGTGTACGACTTGAATTTTTATTTTGCATGGGTTATTATCTTCCAGTTATTGTTGTAATCTTCCAGTTATCGCTAATCTTCCAGTTATTCAGTTACAGTTATTGCTGATTTATAAGCCATTGCTGTCATGGAAGTTATTGTTGGGTTATTGCTTCAGTTCCAGTTATCGTATAGGAACTCTCCTTTCTTTCAAGGTGCGGAGAGAGTCTAGGCCTAGGTGTTTGAAAGAAATACTAGGCCTTTACTGTTTAGCATCATATCTCATTTCAAGATAATTTCATATTAATTAATATAGTTCTTGCTTTTTTTAAGATCATTCATTAATATTTAACGTATATGAGCTTAATTGTTTGGGCTCATAGGTGATTTTCATTTGAGATATTTTTTTCGCATTCTAGCCTGCGTTAACGGCACGTGGGCTTTTATGTGGATTAATTTCTTGAGTGATTGTTTTTTGAACTCGTATGTGACTATAATACTATTATTTAGGAAATAATTATGCTTTCTATATTTATAGCCATGGTGATATATGGCTTCCTAAACAGTATTATTCGACAAATTGAAATATGGCATCAAGGTCTATGACCTCCAATAAGCTCTATTTCTAAAGGTTTATGTTCCTGTTGCCCAGCAGCTTGCGCTATGCCTTTGCTCAACAATAAACCAAATGCAACAGCCTTCATTTGTTTATCAGAAATAGCGTTGATTTCATCTAGTTGCTTGGCCCAGTCTTTGCTTGTAATAAATTCAATTGCAGCTTTATCATTTCCACCTCTAGTGAATGCATTCTCCAGCATATTCTTAAGGAAGTCCCCCTCATTTCTTGCCATGTTCATTCCGTATGCTTCTTTACCTTTGGCTGTTCTAATAGTTGGAGGCCCCATCATATCTTTAAATATTAATCTCATGGCCTTAAGGTTTTCTGCAGCTTCAGGTGCATTTTTAAGATGACTTAGAACTTCATCAAACTTCTTTTGCGAAGCAAGGGCCTGATAAAAATTTTGCCCTGTCACTTCCTTTCTATCAAACACTTTTTCAAGGCCATCCCTAACCATTTTCCGTTCATATAAAGCGCGCGCTTCCTTATATTCGGGGAATGAAGCATCCATTTGATCCCGCATATTCGCCCGCGCATTAGATATAATTCTCGCCTCATTCTTATTTCCTGAGCGCTCAGCTTTATTTACCATATCATCCATGGCCCTCTTCACGTGATCCCAATATACTAAGCTTGTCGCTTGAGGGTCTACTTGACCTGGCTTAAGTTTTACATTCTTAGGCATTAAGGATTTTAGGCTTTCTTTATAAGCAGGCGTGCTCTCAACAAGCTTTTTTGCTTCCTTAACAATCTCATTATTCTTGAATTGCAAGGGAAATGTTTGGGGTAAATTTACCTCATTAATTGCTTTATACGCCGCATCAACCTGACCATCCATCTTGCTCGGAGAATATATCATATCTAATGTTTTATTAATTGCACGTGACTCACTGGATTGGCGGGACTTAGCACGCTGATTTAATAGTTTAGAGCCTTCAGAGGTTCGACCTAAAGCGCCTTGGGCTGTTGCTGCAACCTGACTTAACCCCGCTTCAGCTGGAGTTATATAATCCAATCCAAGCCTATTGGCCGCTGCTATTCGTGGATTAGCTACATCAGGGTGAACCCCTTCAACCAATTCTTGCTTCATTTCTTTTTGGGTCTTGTAACCACGACCCCCCAAAGCACCCCCAATTAAGGCGGCAATATCACTACCAACCTCGCCAAATCCCGCGGTCTTTGCACCTTCACGTCCTAAATAAGCACCACCACCGGCTGTTAATGCCCTAGCTGCATTGCGTGCAATTGGATTAGTGCCTTGCATGATTTGACTTAGAACACTAAAGGGAAGCATAGTAGCCCCTGCCTCTGCGCCTGCTTTAATATTATCCTGAGGTGCTTGAGCTGATGCATATAATGCTTGTGGTATTGCCTCAGAAACAGCTTTAGCGGCAAATTTACCTACCCCAGGGAGCTTAGATAATGCTTGACCTGCTTTGCCAATATTTGCACCTGGTAATGCAAAGGCAGGCGCTACTTGTGCAAGCATTTGTACGATATTATCCCCTGCATTTGGATTTTCAACGCCTAAAGCGCCTCCAAAATCGTAATCAGAAGGTGAAAATTCAGGGATTTTACCGCCTGAAATCTTATGAGGAAGGTTGGAAAACTCACGCCCCATATTCAATATACCAATGGCTGGGTCTTTTAGGCCATAGCGTACTATTTTTTGCAAAATATTTTCATTGTCTTCCGGCTCACTTTCTGGAGTATTTCGTCTGTATTGCTCTAAATTTGTTTTATTATGCCTTTGATACTTCTCTAAATTAGCCACGACGTACCCCCGGATTTTCTTGTAAAATAGCGTTCACTTCGGACTCAGGCACATCATAATCTTCTCCATTTGGACCTACTAAATGAACAGTCCCCGCAGTAATGTTTCCTGCGTTTAATTTAGTTCGCGCATCTTTTTCGCGTGCGTCCAGCTGGTTTAAAATGCTTTGCAGGCGATTGGCATAGTTCGCATCAGATTCACCACCCTTCCTTAAAACCTTATCTTCAGCCTTGGCGGTTCCAGAATCTGTATTCGGGATGGTGTAGGCGTTTCTTATACCATCAAGTAACGTTGATATTTCCCCTTTATAGCTTGCCTGGGCGTCACGTTTGAATATCGATCCAAACATTTGTCCAGGTATGTTGCCTTTCTTGGTTTCACTAATCAATTTTTCCAAAATAGGACGTGCAGACGTTACACCGCCAATCACGTTTTGGTATTTTGTTTTGATGGGAGCGGTTAATGTCTCCCCGCTACCTGTTTTATTAGCAAGCTTGATATTCTCTTTTTTATTGAATAAATCCAAGGAAGCTGCTTGTTTTTCTTCTGGAGTTTGTGGAACTTGTGCCAATGGATCAAAATGCAAATGCTTTTTAGCCCAACCACGTAACATGGGATGAGACTTTAATAATTCTAAATCTATTCCGCCAGTAGGAGGGCTGCCTTGCTGACCTTGTTGTGCCTGTTGCATTCCTTCAGGCGTAAACATACCCATCCCTTCGCCCATTTCTTGTGTGGGAACTGGTAATTGTTGTGCTCCTTGCTGGCCACCCATGGAATTTCCACCGCCTTTGATAAAATTTTCCAGAGCTTTATATTGATTCATTTCATACATGGGGTCATTAGCATTTTTTAAATGCATTAATTGTTGTTCTAAAATTTTTCGGTTGATATCCGAATTTTGGCCGCTTCTTGCAAATTGAGCCTGTCTTAAAGCCATTTGTTGCTTGAATTGCTCTGCTGCTTGCTTTTGATGTTCTCTGTCAAGGGTTGGCTGCATAATACGAGAAAACAAAGAACCGCCAGCATCCATGCCCTTCATCAAAGCTTCTAAATTAGTTCCCACATTTGGTATATTTAATGCCATATTATCCTCACGCAAAAGACCAAGGTTTCATTTGAGATACGAGACCAGAGCCTAAAGAACCCGCCATTCCCAAGAGACCACCAAATGAATTTCCGCCCGCATTTTGTTGGTTATAAGCCATTTGAGCAGCATTTTGACCCATATTCATAGCATTACCCGACATGTTATTTGCAGCATTTGCCCCAGTACCATAGATACCCTGCGCTATACCTGCACCTGAGAGATATTTCTGCATTAAGTCATTGAGATATTGCTGTCTGTCAGCAGCTGATATTTGAGAGGTTCCTTGCTGGATGGCTTGTAGCGCAGGCGTTGAACCCATAATCCCCATGGAGCTTGCAGCATTTAAACCGTGCTGAGTAGCGGTGTTTTCTAAGTTTTTAGCAGCATCGCTTTCTTGATAGCCGCTCGCCCATTTCGACTGAAGGGCTGCTGGGTCTAATAAGGATTTCATCATATCCGATAAGTTGCCATAGGCCGCTTGCCCTTGATCCATATAGGGCTTTTGATAGCCTTGCGCATCTTGATAGTACTTATCTAATTGCCCCTGCGCTGCATCATAACCACGTCTTGGGTGTAAAAAGCTAGAAAGCCAGCTCATAGTAAACTCCTTTTATGGGTAAGCCGCCGTTGTAAATTGGACTAAGCTTCCAGCTTGACGGCCTACATAAACATTCATGTCACTGTCATATAATATCACGCCATCTTGTAAATTCGGCGCTAAATCTGTTATTTGGGCAGAAGTATATGGCTGAAAATACGTAATATTAAATTGACTTTGTATGTCACCTATTACTTCATTTAATGTATCAACTAATACAGCGAGCCATTGATTAAAATCAAACGGAAAAGTGCTATCTGAAATAGGAGCTGCATTAACCTTATCTAAACTTATTGTCATTAATTAGCCCCTCCTGATGCGCGTCTTGTATTTCTTACAGCACCTAAAATTACGATTGGAGCTGGACTCACACAAATAAGTTTGTAACACCTGTTTCTACTAGTCCCTAGCTCATTCCATCGCATGATCCAACGATATTCCCCTAACTGCCATGGCTCTCGTACATCAGCGCTCAAGAAGGTAACGCCTCCATCATCAGAGATATATAGCTCAACATGAGGTTTAAATAATGCATTCCAATGCTCGGAATAGATTGTAGGGTAATTTCCATCCTCAGTAATAATGAACTTCCCATCTTCAGAAACCATATAAACAGGCATACCACCAATAGAATCTTCATCAATAACAAAGGTCGTGTTATCAAAAGGTGCGTCGCTCTTGTAAAACGCTTTATCACCGAAAACAAAATCGATTTGAACGTAGTCATCAATAAACTCCGCATAATCTTCTAGAAAAAGTTGCTTAGTAATTAACTCATAGCGCATAGGGTAAGGCGTAAAAGCATTAGTGGCCTGTGGTAATGTACTGGGAGTTCTTAATTCATTTACATAAATATTACCGGCCATTTCATATAATGCATTATCTGATTGCACACTTACAATGTGCCTATTATTAAAATACACATGCTTTTGGATGCGGTTTCGCTCACCGTTGAGTTCTATAAGTCTATGCCAAGTTCCGGTTTCGAAATTATATTCAATGGAATTTTTGGTGGTATTGATGTCTAGTATTTGAGAGTCTGAATAAACGCCTGATGAAACCCTATAAAAAACAGTGTTTTCATACTGATAGATAAATCCATAAGCATTACCTAACAAAAATGTACTTAAAGACCCATCGTCTGCATTCTCTAATAAAACGTTAATCGCTTGTGATGAAATATCTTCCGGCTGCTGGCCGTTAGAAGCCATGAAGCTTACTAGGCCGTCTTGGTTTTTAGCAAGCCAAACCATTCGCCCAAATCCTATGGATAAGCTGAAGGGATCTGCCATCCCATAGTCAAAGTTATAAGAAGTATTCAGCTTCCATGGGAACTCTGTTATCACTGCTCCCACGCTGATTTGCGTTGCAATATTAGCCCATACGTCTGTCGTGAAATCTGTAAATATATACAATTGAGTGTGCAAAACCCCAAATTGCCTAATAATTCCTGAGGCCCTATTCGTTAACGGCGCTGGAGGTGAACCAAAGCTAAAACAACCAGATGCGCCTCCGGCTACATTCACAGTGGATAAATAATAATCAGGAGTGTCTTTTTGGCTCACTACAAATCGGTTCCCGAAAGCAGCGACATATTGAGGGGCTGTTGGCCTTCTGCCGTCCGTCACAGTAACCATGGTTACTGCTGTACCGCTTTCTGTAATAAGATAGATATTAGTTTCATCGGTCAACATAGCGTACACATCAGTGCCAACCGGCAAAAAGGCAAACCAAGGTGTTCCCGTGAGCGCTATATTTCCTATCAGTTTTTGATTGTAAAATTGGTCATATTGAAAAACACGAGTACCAACTATGACGTACATGTACTTGACTGTTTTGAATAAAGCGCGTGGCTCATTATCAAAGATAAGTCTATTAGTATTGAAAGTTCTAATGTGTTGCCTACCCATCGCAGGGTACAAGGCTTGTTTTTTTTTGGCAGATTCAACGGCAATTCCATACCAATTGGCGCAATCCATGGCGCCAAATTGACGGAATCTTTGTTGGTCGTAGTAGCAAAATATCGGTAGCGCTTCTATAGGCATTCTTTCCCCTCGTAGGCTAAATGCCAGCTCTTACACGCCAGGCGCCATTCAACAGGGAGGCCCTATCACCCGTGATGCTCAAGTTAACTTCACTGGCCGACTGTATGGTTTTCTCAGACTTCAAAAATTCCTCTTCTAGACGCTGTGTCCATGCATCTGCACGGCCTTTGTAAAGAGCCATGTCTTTAGCTACAGCAAATAATAAAAATCTCTGATAGTAGGCAGGGAGCGCATCCATGGTGCTATTAGATGTTAATGTTCCTAGCTGGAATTTAGCTCGCAGAAAGAATTCAAAACTTTGTGAAGGGGCCGGATATATTTGCAGTCTTACATAACTAGTCTCAGGGTAAGTGATAAGAAATCTGGGCAATCCTTGCAGTGGTTCATACTTAAAAGAAGCCAAAAACTCATCTCTAGATTGTTGTATAAGGGGATATGTAACACCGTCAAGCTCCACCCAGGCTGACGTCATATTAGCCAATCTTCCTTCTGGGATTAATACTTCATCAGAAGCTGGCGTATATGTTGCGTCCGCGCATATAACATATTTTATACCTATGCCTACCGCAGTAGATACGGTATGAGCTATCGTTAGCATAAGCCCGTTTGAAGCGTAATATTGCAACAACTGGTTTAAAACTAGTATGCCAAGTTCTAAGTCATCACCATGCAACGGCTGCGTGGGATTAGATGGATTTATTAATCGATAAGATTGCCTAATGAACTCACGCACGGTAGCCATGGCTAATCCTTAGTTTTTTTAGACGCTTGAGGCTTTTCCTGAACCAAATCCTTATTCGCAAACCATAATCCCGTAGAGCACGCAGTGATGTATTCATCCCAGGAGTTGACGAGCTTTTGACTGCCTTCCTTGCCGTAGACGTAGGCTCTAAAGAATTTCTTAAGCACCGGATGGCCGTTGTATAAGATTGTTTCACCATTCATCCTTTTTCCTTGTAACAAATGCCCCTCGAAAGAGGGGCATAAACGATTAAGAACAGATACGCACTGCAAACTCTGGGTTGATAGCAACACCACAGATTACGTCGATACGATCTAATTGTTCATAGTTACGAATATCAGCACCTAAAGAGTAGGTCATTGCTAACTTATAAAGGTCAGAGTAACGAGTAACCGCTTCTACGCCACCTTTAAGCTCTTTAATCGGAGGAGCTGCAAATACAAGTGCTTGGGTATGGTAAGCCAAGGAAACGTTATGACTGTCTCTTAAAAGCATCTGCGCACCATTTGGAATGGCTGCGGAAATGTTTTGACGAGCACCAGAAATAACGATAGTTGGATTAACAGGAATATCCGCAGTACCACCGCCGCCTGTAGTTACTTGTGCTGCAACAACAAATTGCGCACGTTGCTCTAAAGACTCGTAAGTAAGAGGATTAATCATAAATACACCGGAAGCATCATCTACTTCGATAATGTCACCTTCGTTGAAAGCAACAGTATTCGGCACAAGACCCGTTACAGAAATCGTGTTCCCGCCAGTGATAGGACCATTTGTTACTGTACCTGCAAGCTTAAACCCTGCTGGAGGAGTACCACCTGCCTGACCTGCTCCTGCTATTTGACGAGATAGGAAGTTTGTTTTGAAGAAATCAAAGCCGGATAAATGACCTATGAATCCATCAATCAAAGCGCCTGTGTTAACAGTAGGATTGAATACGTTGAACAAGTCGTTGTTTAAGTTAGCAGATACTCTTGGGCTAACACCACAAAAACGCTTTCCATCTTCAGGAATTGCAAGCTCTGTCATGTAGGCATCAGCAGTTAAAATGGTATTGAAATCCACTGGAACGCCAGGTGTACCAACAGCTTGATAAGTTTGCTTTTGGAAGTTGTCGGTAGCAATGAACTTCTCTACCATATTAGCTAAGCGTTTAGCACGTGGTGCATTAGCCATCTCTAAATAAGGCTCATCGCGTGCACGGTCGAAGGTCAGGTTAAAGCCTGTATATTCCACCATGGTACGGAATTGCTTATCGATAGTAAGGGGTCGAACTACTTGTACGCGCGCTTCAGAAGTAGCGGTTGCACCTTCTCCGGCTAAGTATCTTTCTTCTAAACGATAGTTTAGCGTTTGACCTGTAGCAAAGCGTAAGTTTTTAAAATCAGATTCTAAGTTTCTATTTGCGGTTCTAGCGAATGCTAGACTATTCCAAAATCGTACGAATACATCATCTAAGACGTACGACGTCTCTCTAAAGACGTTAGCCATTTTTTGTTCTCCATGAACAAATGTTTAATAAATACTCTTTCGAGTCCCTATCTCATTTGTCCGACGGTCGACAATAATAACTACGCGTCTATAGTGTTTTGGCTGGATGGAGGCCTTTTACTCATCCTTGACATTATTATGCCTAAAAATGGCAATTTTATCAAGTAAAATCTATTTAATATCAACAGATTATCATCTTTTCCCATTTTTCATCTGTGCGCGCTTACGGGCATCACTTTGGGCGAGCAGATCATCTCCAGAAAGGGTTTTTTCACTTTTATGTGGAACCGACATGTCTGATTGAAATTTACTCAAAGGCTTTGGGGCGCTAGTATGTGACCTTGTTTTTCTCATGCGCTCCTCCAGCTTCCCCATCTCCATTATTTGCGCGTAAGCATCTGACATTTTTGCTATTCTATCTAGTTCCTGCGGCGCCCTTTTACTGGCTGCATAAAGAAAGGCTGCGGGGTCTTGCATGTTACGTGTAGCGATAGTCATAGCATCTGTAATAGGCTGCGCTCCAACCACGTCTACATAGTCTTCAAAATTACCCATGCCTTGTCTGAATTTATCTTCGAATTGTGCTTGTATCTGCTGTTCTTTAGCTCTTGTCTGTGACTCTTGTTGCTCATAAGTCATGTGCGATACAGTTTGCTTTATGAATGAGGCTAGCTGCTGCTGCCAGTTCTCACCAGAGTCCGGATTATATTCAAAATCCTTGGATGCTTCCTTTACTTGCTGGCTTTGATTTGAAGTTAGTTGCTGGCGTAAGGATTCAATCTCTGTTCGATGTTTTCTCTCTAAGCTTTCTGCTTGCTTGCGAAGTCGCTCACGAATTACTTCATTTTCAGGCGATTTTTTATTGCCGTAATCATCCATCGCATCAGACTGACTATCTTCTTCCTCTTCTGACTGAATAGTATCCTGTCCTCGGGATGCATCATCTTCCCTTTCGTTGGAATTATCGGGTAAGTCAGCGTTATCTTTTGGTGATTCTTCGTAGTCATAATTGATTTCCTCTGGTTGGTTTCCATTAACCTCTTGATTAGATTGAACAGTTCCAGTTAAAAGCGCATCAATGCTACTTATTTCTTGCATAAAAAAATCCTTTTACATTCTATGAGTTAATATTTTTGTTAAGTTATCTGCGTGTGAAATGGCATTATCGCTCTGTGTTCTTTCAGTTTCTGCTAAATACCTTAATTTCTGTTCTTCTAATTTTCCTGCCACCTCAAGTCTTTCTGTTTCTAGTTTTTGCAATTGCATCTGAAGTTCTATTTCCATTTGCTTAGCCTTAAGCTGCAGCTCTTGTTGCTTTAATTGAAGCTCTTGTTGCTTCATTTGCATCTCAGCCTGCATGGCCTGCTCTTCTGGTGAAGGCTGTTTTGCACCCATTTCTTGCGGGTTTTTTCCAGTCTTCCCAGCCTGGATAATCTCAGGTGGTACCATGGTTTTTAAGCGATTCTTAAGCTCAATACTGTTAGTTAAGGGGAGATTCTCAGCGTATAGGTCAGCGATAAGATTAAAGGCTTGTGGGTTAGCTTGGAGTACTTGCTGAAGTGACATTAGTGCTTCTTGCTTCTGACCTTCGTAGCTAGGTCCTGGCTTGAGCCTTACTTGATATGTGCCTTTGCGTATATCATTCTCAATGAATGCACCATACTCATCAGATTGCTTGTTGATAGTTATAGTCTTCATACCCTCATCCGGGGTCATTAAAGATATAACGCGCTCTGAATCATAAACTTTGGGTATCATTTGATTAATAATCACACCGGCTGCTTCTATGGCTCTGTTGACGCTAGTAAATGCCCCTTGAGTTACATAAGAACCTTGTCTTGTTCTGGCATTAATGGCCTCTCCTGATATTTCATTCCCTTGCTGACCCATTCGTGTAGGGTAAAGGCCGGTCGATGAATAGAGGTCTTCTATGGCCAGTTGATATTGTTGAAACAGAGAAACAGAGAGTTCTGGCGCTCTTATTTGTTCTGGTTTATTGCCTTGGGGGGATTCATCGTATATGAGCATACCCTGAGTATTTGTAGGGTCTTCCCAAAGTCTTTGTGTGTCTAACCCCCTAACATTCTCCTTACTTCCCATGAATTGGTCATAACGACTAATCTTAAGAATATAAGCAGATTGTGTTCGTAAGTAGTTGATGTAACGTTGAGTATCTACGCAGTCATCAAAGAAGGAGCGGCATACTTGCTTGCCGTTTTTATCATAATAACTTTTTTGGTCTACAAAAATGACAGGAATGTCATCAGAGGGAAACTCACTTTCCTCTAAAACAAATTCTCCTGCAATTCTATAATGCATGATTCTTGATTTTTTTATTTCACGTTTTTCTTCTATGCGAATTTGCTCGCCCTCTGACCATAGAGTAAGTAATTCTTCCTCTACATCTTCTTCTGGAACAGAATTCAGCTCTTCTATGCCCTCAGCAGGAAGCATGGATTCCATGTCATTAATTGACTGGGATTGACTGATAATATCGTCCATCTCTTCTTGATTAACTGTTTTTCCGTTCGATAGCTTATATATTGTTTCTTTTTTAAACTTACGCAAAAAGAAGTCATTGATAGTAATGGACTCATCATCAGCCCAAGAAAAAGGGTCGTCTGTCATTTCAGGCTGGGTTGCAAGCGCTATTTCTGACTCGGTGGCAGTAATGCCAGATTCGGTCATGATTTTCTCTTCTACTTGCTTGCCATATAATTCTCTAAACTTTTGACGTGTTATTCTGGATATGTACCCGCCATACATGCCGTCTATTTTGCTAATATTTTCGGCCCCTATATCCCAATATGCGCGAGTGGAGTCTTTGAAGTGACTGGTAACTATATCCTGGTCAAATGAATCTTCCTGTAGATAATCTGTTCCTACAGCAAATGCCCCAAACCCACCTATGGATGCCTGAGATCCAGATACTTGGTAAACTGTATTTGAGTCTGTAGAAAATACAATGTCTTTGAGAATTATTTCTCTGAAATATGCGGTCTCTTCTGTGCAATTAGACATAGGCGTAACTTGCAGTTGAGGGGTATTTTGCTGTTGTTCACCACTCAATGAATTGCTAAGAGTTGCAAGCTTATTGGAAGTAAGCGCAACCTTATTGTTAGTGATTAGCATGTCCTTTTCATCTTCTTCCCATTGATGACCGAGAACAAAACTATGCATTTTGTGATACTTATCTATGTTGTATTTGAAATACTGACGCCATTTCTCGCAAGCAATGCGTGCCTTTCTAGCTAAACCTTCTGCTTTCCTAGCCATTTTAAATCCTTTTAGCTTTAGTTAAACCAACATTCCTCTTGCTCTTTCTGGTAGCCTTGTCTGTGTAAATGAAGGAGCACTCAGATAGTCTCCTACGTAAAAAGTCAAAGCCAAGCTATCCGCTAAATCTGGAGACTTCATTCCACGTCTCCGTATATCCTCTTTAGCTTCTATTTGCAGCCTACCCGAGCTATCGAACTTATACCCAAGGGATGTCAAGTCTCCCAGCAATTCATCGCTATCAGGCACTTGCACGGGCGTTTCTTGTGCCAACCATTCTCTCATATCATGCCACAACTCTGCACGTAAATTTCTAAATTTGTCGCGATTATTTGCAGTTCTAGAAACATTTACACCTTCTACGCAGCTATAACCCATTTCTTTTAGCCTATCTACAACACCAGCTCCTATTCCAATCGAGTCTACGCAGACCTTGGCAGGGTGCTCTTTGTCTATAATTCGCCGAACCATTCCGGCTATTTCCATGGTGTTGAGATTAAAATAAGTTTCTTCCTTGAAGGCTAGCCGTCCTTTTCTTCTAATGATTGCTGTCCTGTCATTATCGCTGATAGCTGGGTCTACACCGATAACAAGGGGAGATTCGGATGTGACTTTGTTCTTGCGAGCACGAATAACAAGTTCAGATCTTATGAACCTATCTGCCACAGGATTCCTGAAAGCATCCAAAGCAGTCATAGGATATTCTACATTAAACAATTCCTTGGCAGTCTCGAAGTCGTTACTAAACTCCGTCATCTTTCTTCTGCGCCAATAGAGATGCTCTTTCGTTAATCCATCGTGTTGTAGATTAACGTAAAGAGCCTCCTCTTCATCGCTAAGACTTGCTGAATCATTCTCTCTTAAATGACCTCGATACTCGGGCTGCCAGTACCAAGGTATGAATATGGCCTGGAAGTCTGAATAGCCGGTGATTGCAGAAATCCACATGTTGTAGAAGTAGTTTCCAATGCCGTTTGCCGTCGACTCAAGAATGATTTCCGTGCCATTTTCGTTCGGAACAGCTTGCAGTATCCCCTTTGCATGCTCTTCTGCATTGGGCCAATAAGCAGTTTCTGATCCGTGGAATAATTGGATTGTCTGAGAACGTCCTACAGCTTTATTGCCCGCAGTGCCTACGCTGTATCCTGAGCCCAGAGAGCCAAAATTAAGTTCTTTAGCGCTAGAGGTATCAGGCTTAGGTGCTATGCCAGACGGCACACTATCATAATATCGCTTAGTCATGTCAAAGAGGTTTTTAGTAGCCTCTGCTTCATGCGTTAATATGAACGCCTTCTTGCCTTTTTGTGTAATTACTTTATGAAAGAATCTTGCTTGAACAAAGGTAGAACATCCTTGTTGCCTTCCCTTGAGTATTAAAGCGCGCACTTTTCCTGTGGAGATTAGCTGCTCTTCTAACCTTTCATGTAAGTAATTTTGGGCTTTATTGAGCAAAAATGGCTCTATAGAGCCTGATTTTGTGCGTATCTTTAGGAAATTTTTAGTAAATAATGGTAATGATTTTAATATGCGGATGATTTTTTCATCTGACATAAATCGACAATCCTTAGTCTTAAAGCGACAATCCTAGTCTTTTTCGATTAAGCTCAATCGAATATCTTCGTGTATAGAATTTATCATGTCATTTAAAATAGTGCAGTGGGAATCAATTTTTTCTTCTGAAACATGAGTAAAAGAAAACACCATGCCACGCACAAACTCAAGCGCACCTAATATTTCCCCTCTTTTTTTGACTTCATGCGACATTAAAAATCCTTTTTTATTCAACCAATCTATCTACAAACTTCTCGATAAGTGACTCAAAGATAGGCTTATCTGCCTTATCCTCTTTGTAATCATCGCGGAATCTATTCTTCATAACGAACATCCAAGGAGTACCTGCGAAGTTTTTTACATCCCCGCATATTCCGTCCTTACCTATTCTTTCCCACACCCTCTGTGACTTCTGAAGGCCTTTGAGCAACGCTGCATCAAATTCAGGATGCTTCTCACGCCACTCATACAGGGTTGTTCTGCAAATATCTAACTCAGCACAAACTGCTGCAAAGCTCTCTCCACTTGCTAAGATGTCGATAGCCTTACTGCAATATGCGCTATTATATTTAAAATCGGCCATTATAGTGTCCGTACCAGTGATTAAGGGCCTTTTTGTACGTTTCTGTGCTCACCCTTCATATCTGCGCCCACTTCCCCGGGCCAGCAATACATAGGTTGTTGTTTGCACTGTTCGTCCACAAGGCGTCCGTACATAGAAGGTACGCCATTATAGTGAGTGTATTCTTTTTCAGTAGTGTAATCCTTTACATCCATTCCCATGGTTTCTCTCCGAAGTTTTTTATAACAATAGCACATTTCGACTTATTCACAAAATCTGTGCATAAATCACTGGATAAGTTGTGATAAGTATCGTTTGCGCATGTATATTTTGTCAATAAAATAAGGACTTAAAAGTAAAAAGATTTCAAACCTTTATTGCAAACTTGGAAATTTTCGGGTTAGATAGGAAATCTGGACATTAAGAGCGGCTTAATGCGAAAAATTGGAAAATTTTATTACGCTCTTGTTTGTATACCCATCTCTGATGAGGGAATTTGGGAGTATAGAATATACAGCGACCCAGACAGACATACCTCCTTGGTTTGGAGTTCAAGGGCACGTTTTAAAAATAAAGTTTACGCAGATTTTTATGCAATAGAGCATATTACGCACATGCAAAGACAGGACGCTTCATGATAAAGTTAAGATGCATAGTCAAAGGTCACAAATACTTAATGAAACCTTTTCATAAGGTAGATTTTTTCTACCCTACCAAAGAAGATCAATGCAAATATTGCAACAAAAAACGTGGAATACTTATCCTCTCGCAACTTTCTTGGCGACATGTCCCTTAGGGCCAGTCTCTGGATTAAACTGAACTATTTCTCCATCTTTGAACACAGTGGGATTATCTGAAGTTACGTCTCTGAAATGAAAGAAGTAATCCCTTCCGTCACTAACAATAAAACCATACCCTTTATCCTGATTAAACCATTTCACCTTTCCAATGTTCATAATATCCCCCTTATTTCGAATCAAACCCACTAAATCTTTCGATAGACGAACTTTATCATATCAACCCATCATACCCTATTGCAATAATAAAATAATCAAGCCATGGGCTTTAAAATAAATTCTAGGTTATTAGGTTCGCTCCTCGAACTTTCAATCTTTCAAACAAGCTAATATGAGGAGTCGCCATTTTCACAATATCTTTGAATTTTTTGGACTCCTCAATTTCTTTTTTCTTTTCTTCAGCCGCCTTAAATTCCCTTTCCCTTATTTTTTGCTCGTTAGCTATCCTTTCTTCGTTGGTTGGGTAGCGGCTCTTGGGCTGCATAGGAGTTATATCATTCTTGAAATAACGAACCTCTACTCCAGACCATCCGTTACCTACCGCTTTCATAAAGCATTCTATTGGGTTTAGTCCAAGTGACTGCAGCTTGAGGAGATTGGCATTTATTTGCATCCAGGCAGTAGGAGTTACTTTGGCTCGCTTGGATTGTCGTACTTGTAGCCAATCTGACATCACACTTTCTGGAATATGGAATGGATTGTCTTCTAGCATTTTAGATAAAGAAAAACTCATTTCCCCTTTGGGGGATATAGGGGGTTTGTTTATATCTTTTATTTGTTTATATCTTTTATTTGTTGTAGGTGGATTCTCCAGGCTCCTGGTTTTTCCAGGATGTGGATTTTCAGTAATGTGGTGAGAGTCCACGGTTGGCGGCCCACTAAGCTGGGGCTCACTATATAAAATGCTTTCCCAGTGGATAATACGTCCGTCACTGCCTTTGACCGCTATACTCTTCAGTAAACCGATGGATTTAAGCTCTGCCATCCTCGCTCGAATATAATCGCGTCCTCTTGAAAAACGATTCTGAAGATTCTTTTCGGATATTTCCCAGTCGGTAGGCTTAGATGCGAGATATACAAAAATACCTAGAGCACCAGGGTCTCTGATGGCTTCGATTGTCTTATTAAGTAGAGTTGTGAACGATAAGCCAGAATGTTTTAAAAAATGGGGTGTACTTTTTTCAATGCTCATATATAATTATCTCTGATTTATGACTAATTTTATTAATTAGCATTATTAATGAAGTCAATCCCTGGCAAGAGAATCGTTCGTTAATAATTTTCAATTAAAATTACTAGTCTTGTTAATGTTAATGTGTCTTGTTAATGTTGTTGTTATGTTTATGTTATTGTTCATTGCATGCATGAAACTTTCGTAGGTCTCTTGTGCAGGCTGCTATTTTTTCGATGAGGCAGGAGGCCTCTAATTTCTGCCTCATGCTAAATAAAAAATCACTGGAAGAAGTCCAAGAATTTTTCGCTACTATATCTCTTTCACTAAGAACCAATCAAGAATTATTAATCATAAAAAGAGTTATTGAGGGTGTGCGTGATGCTCATCCGCTTTAAATTGATTATTTGACTTTAGCTCAATAAGTACTTGGGTATTATAGGGTATATAACCTTTTCGTATCCAATTTTGATAGGTAGTAACGCCAATATCCAAAACCTTGGCCATCTTTGACCAACTTCCATAGTATTCCCTAAGTTCATAAGCGAGCATGATCTTTCCTTGTATAGTTCACTTGTTTTTTAATAAAAAGTAATATATTAATTAATAGGCTAGTATTAATGTGTCGCATTAATGCTTGCCGCTGCTCAATATATTTCAAGAGCTTTACTTTAACAAGATATACAGTAGATATTTCTCATTATGTAGTTTTTTTTGATTAATTTGAACTCTAATAGATAGATAAATAAATAGGAAATGGTGAGAAAATGAAAGAAAACCTTTCGTGGTTAACCCCTAATCAAGCAGGCGAATTAATAGATTTAACAGGAAGACAAATTCAAAATCTTATTAAGTCAGGTAAAATCCCAGGCACTAAGGAGGACGGCCGTTACTACATAAATAAATCCGACTTATTTAGAATTTACCCCAAAGCATTTGCGCATGAAAATGCAATGAACACGACTAGAATAGATACGGAAATCGTGCGAAAAGAGCATGAAAATGAACTACTAAAGCAATTAGTAAGACAAACAGAGAAAGAAGTGGAATTTTTAAGGAATCAACTTCTAGTTTCAAACCGAGAAAAAGAAAAAATGCTAGATACGATAACGGTTAACACCAGACTGCTAGAACATAAAAAGGGATATGAAGAAGAAAAAAATAACCCCCTAAAATGGCTCAACATTTTTAAAAAACCCAAAAATGAATAAAGGTAAATTTTTATAATTTAACTTTATATTAACCTTTTCTCTTCATCCAATCTGATTTCAATGCGCCTTTCGTAATGCGCTCTATCTTATTTTGTGTCTCCACAGGGATATACCCTTTCTGCATCCATTTTTTAATATTCGTACATGACATCCCTGTTATCGCGCGAAATCGGTAAGCCGTTTTAAAATAAGCTAACACATCTTTTGGTGTCATTCTTGTTCCTCTCCTCTAGGATAATTAATAAGTAGTTTATACAATTATGTTGACTATTACAATGAAGTGGCATATCATTTGGGTGTCACATTAGAGCGTTATTTTTAATGTGGAAGAATTGGGTAAGTAAGAGAATAATTAAAAAATGGAAAGGGGGGTCTTAAGGTGCGTCAACACCCTAAGACTTCGACATAAATTAACCACCGTGCCGGGGTAAGAAATATGCTACATAATAGTTTATCGTACAAACATATTAAAAATCAACAAAATGCATCATGGAATGATGATCCTTTTGAGTTAAAAGGATTTTTTGAAGGAGCGCCCATTTTGAATCGTCAGCGCAATCTATCTGATTACGCACAAGAATTAGTTGCTACTTATGCAAAATATTCAAATAGCCATTATGAGATTTCCCTCGATATGATTCCAGAAGAAGAGCTAAATGAATTAGCACGCCTATACATTGAATCCATTGATCGTGAAATTGAATGGGCTTGCTATGGCGAAGATGAATCAATCAATAGCAGTTTTTTATGCTCTTTACTCACTATGCTCAAAGATAACAACAAAGAATCTCGAGAAAGTTTTGCAGAAACCACCAGAAAAAACATACTTATTTTCTATAAAGAATCCTTAGATTCATTAATACAAATTGCATGTGAAGAATACTTTAATACTATTGCAAACGAAGAAGAGTACGAGCAATTTTATTGAAAGATCAAAGGAATTTTTTATGGAAAAAATATATGAGCATTTTTAATTACAAAAATTATGGAATAGAGATTGTTCGCAGACTATTAGAAGAAAGAGATTATTATGTTTTCCAGGCCTTTGCTTTTATAGACGAGCAACTTAATTGCCGGGATATGTTATGCGAAGGAGGGGAAAAATTTGATAACTATGAGCAAGCAGCCCAAGCAGCAAAGAACTTTGTAGACCTATTAAAGAAAGGTAGATTTTACGAATAAATATCGTTTTTCTGGCTTCAGTAAAACGATTATCTGAAGAATTAACAAGAGGTGAGCAATGGCGTTAAAAGGCAAAAAACCTGCAATGATAGAATCACGTTTAAAGGCGCTGTTTTATGGAACAGCAGGTGTCGGTAAAACAATGGCAGCAATACAGTTCCCTAGGCCATATATCATTGATACTGAGGGGTCTACTAATAAACCACAGTATGTTAAACAAATTGATAAAGTATATGGCGCTGTGCTTATGACAGTAGATTTTGATGAAATGGTTAATGAAGTCCGAGAGCTTCTAACGACTAAGCATGAATATAAAACCCTCGTAATCGACTCATTAACGTTGTTATACAACGACTTGCTAGAAAAGGCAGAGCGTAAGGTAGGCACGGAATTCGGAAGGCACTACGGGGAAGCTAATAAGCGTATGAAGCAATTGCTTAACTTGCTATTTAGACTAGATATGAATGTAATCATAACCTCTCACGCAAAAAATGAGTACGGACAAAATCTAGCAGTATTAGGGCAAACATTTGATTGTTATAAGAAATTAGATTACCTTTTCGACCTTGTGTTCGAAATTCAAAAGCGCGGCACCAACAGAGTCGGACTAATCAAGAAGTCTCGCATAGAATCTTTCCCGGACAGCGAAAGCTTTTCATTTTCTTATGATGAGATTGCAGGGCGCTATGGGAGACACATACTAGAGAGGGATGCTATAGCGCAAGAATTATCTACGCCTGAACAAGTTAAAGAAATATTGCGTCTTATAGATTTACTCAAAGTTCCAGAAGAAACCTATCAAAAATGGCTAGATAAAGCTAGTTCTGAAGGATGGGAGGATATGCAAAAAGACTCTATACAGAAATGTATAGACCATCTTAAATCAAAAATACAAGGAGAAGTAAATGTTTAACTATGAAGTTTTGACAGAGCAAGAAGCAATGGCAGAACGATTCCAGCTACTTAAAGAAGGGGAATATGACGCCCTCATAACCTCATCTATGGATAAAACATCAACAAACAGTGGCAATCCCATGATGGATATGACAGTTACTGTATATGATGAAAAGGGAAAGAGCCATGATATAAGAGACTTTTTGGTATTTACGAAGCCCATGATGTGGAAAATAGTGCATTTTTCTGATTCAGCCGGAATTTCTAAAGAATATCAAAACGGTGTACTTTGTTCCAAATATGCATTAAACAAGCACGTAAAAGTTAAGGTTGGAATTGAGGAAGGAAGACCCATTCCAGCAGAAAAATTAAACGGGAAGTCTCTTGGGTCAAAATATCAAGACAAGAACAAAATTGAAGATTATCTATCAAGATTTGAAGATTGCCCTTTGTGATTGGAAAAGGTTATTAATTGCTTACATTAATTATCTTTTGTATGATCGCCTCATTTATTAATAAATGAGGCGGTCTAAAAATGAGATTTTATGTTGAAGGTCAAGAGGTTGATGTGGATGAGCCATACTTTTTTATTGATGAAAAGGAGTACAGAGAGCTGCAACAAACATTACAAGAGGTGCTTGGTACTTATGCTAGAAATATACACGTGGATACACAACGAAAAGAAAAGATTTTATACAATAGTGATGCAAAAAAAAGAAAATGGCATATTACTTAACTATAAATGGGGCGCTATGCATTCTAACAGAGGTGGCAATAAAGATGTTATCGCTAAAACTGAAGAGGAAGCATCGCGTTATATCAATGCAATGTTAAAAAGAAGAAAATATAGAGGCTATGACCTCATAAGGATTTTATAATGACAGATGACTTAATATTAGTTATTAACTATAAGATAGATTTATAAGAGACACAATAAATGGATAAGTCAAAAAGTAAATATCATACTGATGCAGAGTTAACTATATTATTGCATGCAGTGCATGAATATCAATCTGATAAAAATATTACTATGGAAGAGGTGTCTGTTAGGCATAATATTGATTTAACGACTCTTAGGAACTTTAGAGCAACTTTCCGTCTTAATATAAAAAAGCATGAAAACTATAAAAATCTTAATGAAGACAGAATAAAACAGGGTAAATCTATTAGCGAATATTCTAAAGAATACAATCTCAGTCGTTCTCGGTTAGCAAGGGTGAGTCACCATTTGACTCTCATCGAAAGGATAAAAAAAATCACTTCAATATCTATGAATAAAACAGAAGACACCTCTAAAGAGCTTAAATTTATATCTATATCATCCACTGATTCAATACCAAAAACAGAATCTCCACCACCCAAAGAACCCTCTAAAATTCAAATGACATTGGAGTCAGGAATTATGATTATTATTCCCTCCTATGTTGATAAGGATGAGGTCATGAAGATTATAAATTTATTAAGGGAGATGTAATGCTAATACCTTACGAAAACAAAAAAATACTTATTGCTTCCGAGCCGGTCGATTTTAGATTGTCAATTGATGGGCTATCAAGTTTCATACAAAACAAAACTTCAAATCATTTGTACGACGGGAGTATTTATGTATTTTACAATAAACATAGAAACAAAATAAAATGTTTATTTTGGGATAGAAACGGGTTTGTTTTATATTACAAAAGATTAGACCAATGTACATTTAAAGTTAAAAAAATGTTAAATGCGATTGAACACATTACATCATCAGATCTTGAAGTATTGCTATCAGGGTTTGATAGGCAAAATATATAGAAGCGAGGAAGGCAAAATGGATAATGACTTTGATAAGCAAAAAAAATCTATAGCAGAGGCAATACAAAATCTTAAGCGATTAAATAAAGAGCTTGGAAAGCATTTAGAAGATTCTATAACATTTAATGAAATTAATAATACATTTAGCTATCGACCAGAAAAACGTTATGAGTCTTCAGAAAAAGAAAAGAAATAAGTGGAAAATGGCTGTGCAAAAGTGTTATTTACAGGCAAAGTTTGCGTACCCGGAATTCTTTCAGACATAGAAAAAGACTTAGATGTATGTGAAAATTCAGATTGGAATAAAATGTTTCGTATCGACTGGAAAATCTTTCAGGATGACTTGCTATAGCCATAATTAAAATATAATTTTCAAGGAAAGATTCTTATATGCTTAACCACGCAAAAATTAGATTACATGAAGAGAAATTTAGATGGGCCAATGGAATTTGGGATGAATTTAATTTAAAAATAGAGGGATTATGCGAGCACGAATATAAAAAGACCCCTTCAAAATTAGGCATGTATTTTCTCATAACGTGCCAAAAATGCAATTCAGCATATAGAGAGGAATTACATAATGATAATAAGTGAAAAACAAATACTTACATTAATAACAATAGCACAGCTACACCTTAAGTTTTTGGGCGAGGTTATGCGAGATCAAATAATAGAACTTTCTGAGCCAGCAAAAAATAATGTAAGTGATATCACTGATTTGTTAAATGAAATAACAGAGCAGCAATCAAAAGAATTGAAAGTTATTGAGTGATTAATAAATTACAATTACATCAGAAAAATAAAAAATAACCAGGGGAATTATTTATGGCAAGGATAGATGTAAAAACATTAGTTTTGGCTTTTGAAAAAAGAATATCGGAGCTAGAAAAAAACCCGCCAGATAAAATATCTACTGGTGTCATAATTAATTTGCTAGAAAATGGCATTGAAGAATGTATAAGAGAACATTTTATATTTTTAGTAAAGAACGAACTTGAAGGGCTTATAAAAAAAGAATTTATGGTTATGAAAAGTGAATTCATTGTAACAACACTAGAAAATATCTTTCATGATGAAGAATTTAGAGAAAATTTAGAAAATTCCATTAAAAAAAGACTTATCGGTTGTATGATGTAGATAAAAATGAAAGAAATATCACAAATGCGCTTGGGTGTTTTGCGAGAAATAAAAAATATTAGACGTTTTTTTGACGTTATGGAACATAGTGTAAAAGGACGAAATCCAGATGCAATCAATAAATCCTATATGTTTTTAATGAATTTACTTTATCAAATGGAAAAGGGATGTCTGAATCCAGATAATATTGATATTGATGTAGAATTAGCTAAAGAATTGTATTCAAAACCATTCTCCTGACATTTAGAATATGGTATGTATATGCAACCTATTAAACCTTTGTCACGGATGAGATAATGGGAAAATTAAACGATTGGATTGATGAAGAATTACGCGAAATAAGTCTTAAGTTGCCTACACTGGTTCATAACGATCCGTCTAGTTTTTCTTGCGGATATAATGCTGGATATAAAGGTGCTCTATTAGATTTAGGAAAATTTATGGACTCTATTATAGATAATATGGAAGATTACCCTCTTGATTATGATAAAATATATAAGACCGCATGGGATTTAGATTAAAAATATTTCTATTGATTTATTAAGTATTTATGATATAAAATATTTTTGAATTTTTCATGATTCCTTGATGCAACCTTTCTAAGAGGTATTCCGCTGTCAGCCCTACGGTGCATAAAATGGGCATAATTTTTCAATGTGAACTCATGCATATCAAAAGAATCATTCAGTGGGAAGACCCTCTCACGCACTTCAGAAACATAGAAATATCCTTAGCCGTTTCCTCCGGAAAAAACTTCACGGAAGTAGGTAAGGTATTTGATTTAACTTCAGCGCGTATTGGTCAAATATACAATAAGTTAATCCAACATCTTTCTCAAGAGCTTTCCATTAAATTCCTAGAAAAAGAATCCAGCAGAATCCAGGCTATCAAAAAATATAAAAAAAGCTATTTAGCATGGGTAAGCCTTCATAAGCCCTATTATAGAAAGATCATTTAAGGAACAATCAATGAGCATCACGGATGAGGCTAAAGAAATTGTCTTAGGAGCGCGACGACAAGACTACGGCGACATACAGGAATCTTTTCAGCGTATCGCGGGTATGTGGTCTGCCTACCTCGATAAGCATATTGATAGTTTAGACGTAGCAAAAATGATGATACTTTTGAAAGTCTCCCGCGCCAAGAATAACAATCACCGAGATTCATTTGTAGATATAGTTGGATATGTAGAATGTGCCGAGCAATTGATGAATTCGAATGAATACGTCTAGATGAAATAAATAATAATATCATCTAGACGTTAATCTTAAAAATTAAGCTTTATCAGCATTTATAGCCATATTAATAGTCTTTTCCATAATTTTATGGTCGAATTTTAAATCAGCACATTCCATAACCCGAAAATATTCATCATCAAACCATCTAACTACATATATATAGCCTGACGCATCATTTCCCTCTGCAAATAGAGTAGTAATTTTTTTATTTACTAAATAAGTGGCTACATCTTCAGAAATATTGCTGGCAGCATGCGTTAATTTAATTGCATTAACAGTATATGCACAAACCGATTGATCGTTTTTAAAAAACTCAATTCCTTGTGTCCATCCCTCTTTCTTGTTATAACTTTCTTCTTTATGAACGTAATTTCCTATAGGAGCATACCCATAAATTTCTTCTGCGTCTGATGCAGTAGCCGAAGGCATTTCAAAAGCAAACTCAATCATTTCAGGAGAGCGACGCATATGCGTACTAGTCACATCATTATTCCCAGCAAACTTATTATAATGACCATCCAAAGTATTAGGCAATGCTATTAAAAACTGTGCCCTGGTACTAAAACTTTTAACGAACCCATTTTGTTTAAGCTCAGCAGCCATTAGATCTTGTTTGGCTCTTAAAGGCGTTGCCATTTTAAAATGAGATTTTGGAACAACTACGGCTCCCCCGTCCGGCAAAGGAAGACTCTCTTGTGCAAGCCCTGGAAAAGAACGAGCTAAATCTTTTTTAGCTTGAGCCATAAATAATTTATTTTCTTCCGCAGTCATAGAATATGCATTAACACATAAAAATCCTAACAAGCTTAATATTAATTTATTTTTCATTATATTTCCTTAAATAAAATTTCAATCCCACCAACCATCATAAATATTACAATTATCAGCACTTGTGTTTACATCTAAGGTTTCCACGCCAAATGGGTAGTAATAATGGAATCCTGCTACTCTATAATCCCCATAAGGCGGAGATTCACCCCAATGCACGGCAGCTGCACGCCAGGTGTATACCATTTGAGTATCTTCGGTGTGATGATAAGAATGATTGCTTTTGTGTGGGTAATGTATGCTTATAACACGCCACCAATAGGAGTTGGACTTATCCCAGGTAATGGATTCGTTGTTATAGCAATTGGCTCGACTATGCGCTGTAGGGCCATATAGTCCAGCATGTGAATTTTGTGACATTGAGCATAAAGGAATAGCTAAAACAAAACACAAAGCTTGCATGCTCATATATTTTGTATGTAGTTTTAATGTATATTTATTATCTTTTTTGTTTTTATTAAACATCCTAATTTCCTTTTCCGTTTAATTAAGATTTGCTTAATAGTATTAAATTGCTTTCTTATTACAACATATTCCATTCTTACAACTTTCTATTCCATAAAAAATAACATAATATTTATCGCAAAAACCATTAATACAAATACGTGACATATTTCATACAAGTGGGATAATAAAATTATTTTTGTTCTTGGTCTATGTTTTTTTATGAAATGGAAACAAACTTATGAAATTTGAGGAAATATTACCCCATCTGAGAGAAGTAGTATCAGACTTCAGGAAGTTTCCACCTGGAAAATTGCGGGTGCAGATAAATAATTTAGATGATGATATGGAAAACATTT